AGCTGGGAGAGCGCTTGCATGGCATGCAAGAGGTCGGCGGTTCGATCCCGCCTGGCTCCACCAATCTAATCAGGGAGTTGTGCGCAGGCTCTCGATCTGACTCCGAGTCCGTCCCCATCGTCTAGAGGCCCAGGACATCGCCCTTTCACGGCGGTAACAGGGGTTCGAATCCCCTTGGGGACGCCAATAAAAACAATATGTTATATCGTCACGGTCGTCATACATTCCGTTATGGGGAACTCACGGGGAAAACCCGTGGCGGAACCGGCCACTCCACTTGTCCCGCTCCAATGGCCCAGCTTGAGCTCATTGCGAGCCTTCGCGCTGCCGGCGATCCGCTGCATCTGCTCGCGGCGGATGGCGCTCGTCGCTGAGTGTGCCGAGGTTGAGAGGCACCCGAGTCCTGCAGCTCGAGGCGGTGGGCTCAGTTGGCGTGTGTGTCTTGATCACGGGCGGAACTTATGCTCCATGAGCCCGGTGATGAAATGCACATTGCGCGACAGACGGTCTAGCCTCGAGACAATCAACGGACAGCGCGCGGCCTTCGCCTCCTTCAGTGCTGCCGCTAATTGGGGGCGCAACACCAGCGCGTCAACTCCGTTCCTGGTCTGAACGTCTTGATACCAGGCTTTGACTGAGAACCCCTCGCGCTTCCCAAACCCCTGGATTTCAAATCGCTGCGCCGCGAGTCCCAACCCGCTGCGGCCCTGTTCCCGAGTGCTGACCCTCGAATATCCGATTGCTGCTTGCATCGTGAGGCCCTCCTCCCGTGGATGGCGTCACGATATGCTTGCTTGGCCTCGTTTCTTGCCGATCTCCCTTGTGAACGGCAAGGTTATACAGGCGTCGATCGGGCGCACTGAATAGACGCACTCGCGACCGATCAGCACCATGCGCGCGTGCGGGGCGTCACTCACATCAAGAAACTGGACGATGCCCTTGGCCACTTCCGCGTTCGCATCACCTGTCGGTGCGGTGCGGTTCGCAAATGCGAGCCGGAAGCGCTCGCGCGCCTGTGCGGATCGTCCGCAGCGCTCGAGGCCATAGGGAAGCGGATGCGCTGCTTCAAGTGCGGCGCGAAGGACGCCGTGGTCGTGGCGATCTCCATCCCGCGGTTACGCGGGCGAGGCTTCCCGCGGTGACTGGCGCCTTGGCCTCAAATCCAGCAACCAAGTTTGCGCACTGGATCACGCATGCGCTCGTCACGCTCAGCGGCCAGCACCCGAAACGTGATCGACGGCGCAGTTGACAGAAGAAACCAGCGCTACCGTCCCCGGCCACATCGCCTGAGGGATAGCCATGCACTTTCCGCGCTTAGCCAGCATATGCTTACTCGTGAGTGTCTGCGGCGTCGCCGGCGCATCTGACGGACAGACGGCAGATCGGCATGATGACGACGATGAGCGAAGTCCCCCCACCTGTTCGGACGGTTCATTTTCAGTCATCGATCTTGGAGCCGCTGCCACGACGTTCAACGTCAACGGGATCAGTGGCAGCCTCAATAATCGCAATCACGTCGCCGGATACGTCCCGGGTATCAGCCCCGGCGCAGAGGCTGCGGTATACGCCAAGGGCAAGGCGACACTACTGGGTACGTTGGGCGGGAGCTTCAGTTACGCTCTGGGGATAAACAACTCCGGGAAGATCGTTGGATACTCCTATCTCCTCGGGAATTCGGCATTCCACGCAGCAAGGTTCAGCACCGAGCATCCACCGGTGGATCTTGGAACGCTCGGCGGCTCTACGTCGGTAGCTGTTGCAGTGAACAAACACGGAATCGTTGTCGGAGCCGCGAATCTCAGTGGAGACAAGGAAACGCATGCTGCACGTTTTGCGCACCACGGGGCCGTGGACCTCGGGACGCTCGGAGGATCGATGAGCGCAGCCAACGCGCTTAACGAAGATGGGGACGCGGTAGGAACCGCAGAGCTGTCAGGAAACATCACATCTCATGCTGCGCTATTCCCTCACGACGGCGGCTTACCCATCGACTTGGGCACCCTCGGCGGCGCAAGTGCAGCGAATGCCATAAATGAGGACGGGTTCGCGGTTGGGTATTCGGGTCCTTTCGGTGGCCAGGTGCATGCGACAGTGTTCATGAGCTGGGCAGCGCCCATGGATCTTGGCGGAGCGCAGAGTGAAGCACGCGCGATAAATCGGGCGGGAGATGTCGTGGGATACGCGACCTTCGCAGGCCAGGCGCACGGCGCATTATGGACTCACGCGGGTGGCACGTGGATCCTCACAGATCTCAATACCCTGATTGACACAACCGCCGGCTGGACCGTTGACCGTGCCTGGGCCTTAAATAATCATGGCTCCATCGAAGCGTCGGGCCACAAATCTGATGGGCAGGAACACACTCTATTGTTAGTTCGCTGTGCACACTTATCGTCGTGGCCGGAACAGGAGCGCGAATAGTTAGCTGCGATAGGTCAGCGGCTTGAGAAAATCGCTCGGCTGCTTGGAGTACCGCCAGTACATGCGACCGACGGGGCAGAAGTAGACCTTACCGTCCACATTCAGGTGGGTGTACTGCCCGCGGTGTAGCCGACAGAGCGTTGTATCGCGTCCGAGGTCAACTGCCAGCGCCTCGGCCAGCGTGATAGGCGGATCGGCGAGGGAGCTTGCGGGATAGGGCGGCGTCCAGCGCAACTCCTCGCGGGGCAATTCCGCTTCCAATTCCGACAGTTTCATCTCGTGGCCCTCCGCATCTGCTCGGCCCACTTCGGATAAAGCTTGTCGAGTGGCTCGAGCTTGAGTCCCTGCCGACCCTCCTCGCGGCCTCGAACAACACCGCCGAAGACAGCAGTTCCCACATACTGCAAGGCATCGTGAGGGTGGCTGTATTCGTTCTTGTCGGGCGTGTCGTGATAACGCTCGGCTGCGCCTGCGATCCTCACGCGCCTGAACTGATACCGACCGCGAAAGCCTTTACGTAGCATTTCGCACCGTGGGTGCAGCTGCAGCTGTGGCCGTCCGTTGCGGAGGGTATTGAGCGGCTTTCGGACCGACTCGAGTCGCGCGGTGATGTTCTGCTCACCGCCACGGATGTGGATGCCTTTGCCCCGGAGCACATCGAAGCACGTCTTTTCGTCACGGTCTCGACTCATCGATGTGCGCTGCTCGCCGGCAGGATCGCCCCAGTCCTCAAACGAAAACCCAGGCCAGCGCTGCTCGCACAACTCGAGCACGCCATCGGAGAATCGATGAATGCCGACATCCTCGCCGCAGAGCTCTTCGAAGATGATCCAGTGCCCATCCGGCAGGATCTGGGTGAACACGCAGGCCGGATTGAGCCCGAAGTCCCAGCCGCGAGCGATGGTCACGCCCTTGACCGGCTCAACCTCGGCGGAGTGGAGCGCGTCGTTGTAGTCGGGATAAACGGGCTTGCCGTCCTTGACGTATCCATACAAGCCGTCCACGTAGACGCGGATGAAGTCTGAATCCATCCCCGATGCGAGGTTGCTGTAGTAATTCGCGGAGAGGTTCGGCAGGTTCTCCGCCTGGGGTGACCGTCCCGAGGGCTGTTTAAATATCTCAACGCTCCGGGTGTCCGTGTCCTCGGCCTGCTCCTCGAAGAGCTTGTACCACCAGCTGTCATCCTCTGGCGGGTTCGAGTCCAGGATTATCCCGGGAGCAACGCAGCCGCCCTGATTGCGCGATGGGTAGCGATCCACGCGGCCCTTGAGTGCGCTGATAACTGCCCAGGGTACTTCTCGGGCCTCATTCACCCAAGCCGCTGTGAGTTCGAGCGAGAGAAGGTTGGCGACGTGCTCGGGACGGTCGAGAGCGCGGAAAAGTATCTCTACCTCGAGATCGCCGAGGCGGTTCAGATGATAGGCATGATCCGCTTTCGCGTAGGTGCCGAATACCTGGTCCGGCAGCCAATGCAAGAAGGTTTTGACGGTCGTGTCGGCGAGCTGGCCGTAGGTGTTGCGGATGCATGCGAATCGCGCTCTCCGCTTGCCGTTCACGAGCGGCTGACGCTTGGCGAGCTTTACCAGCTCCATAACGCAGCCCGAGGACTTGCCCGACCCAAACGGGCCCATAAGGCCGCGGATGAATGCGCGGGACTGACTGAAGCGTTTGATGGTCGGCACACTCGCGTAAGAGTAATGCCGGACGATCTCGAGGCCGTCAGCCATCGATCACTAACTTCCCGCGTATACCGAGATCGCCGTCCACAGTCGAGCGGGAGAGCCGAGGCACCACAAACTCGGACATCTTGGCGAGGAGGTCCAAGGCTTTGGCAGGATCCTTCTCGGCCACCTGGTCGAAGAGTTCCTGCGCGCGCTCGGCGTTGTGCTCAATGAACGCGCTGAACACTGCCCGAATGTCTTTGGTGGCTTTGTTCGGGATGCCCTTACGTGAACCGCCGCCTGTCTTTTTGCCGTTAGCCATCGCACTTAGTCGCACTTTGCGAGCAATTGGCGCCGGCTCCCAGCGCAGTAGACTGCGAATGCTGGTTCACAATCCACCACGAAGGGAGCCGACATGGAGCAAGAGGCAGTAGACAAATACATCTTGGAGGCGAGACTACGTCTCATTGAGACGCTGCTTCTCGGCTTGTTTGCTCAGGCGCAACGTCTGAAAGAGCCCGACGAATTGCGAGAGCAAGCGGCGACGGCGGATAAAGTTCTTCGAGTTGCCTCTCTAGCAGTGCAACGCGACGTTCTAGCAACGCCACGTGCGACCGCACCGGCGCCCGAGGAACGCGCGCACCTAGCAGACGAGCTTGAAGCTCTGTTCGAGAATTTTCGTTCGCGGCTTCGGGATGTCTCATCGGGATCCTAACTGGATCGGTCTCCGGCTCGCTCACGACGTTACACACCTCTGACCGCACAGCCGCTCAAGCTCCGCGATCGGAACGAGGCGACGTCGGCCGCGCTGAATGGTCTTCAGCTGGCCGGCTGCGATGAGGCGATAGAGGGAACTACGCGAAAGCCCGCTCAGGGCTTCAGATTCGGCGATCGAGTAAGCAAGGCGGGGAATGGCCGGTTGAATTGAGACGGTCTGAGCTTCCATGCGTGTCAGCATGGAGCATTGGGCAGCGCGATGCCGACGGCTCCGCGCAGCGGCACCAAACCGGCCGCTGTCGACCCTACAGCGCCAGTGACGCTGCTCCATAGCAATGGGATGGACGCCCCCATCCTCCTAATCGGCATCGATGTGCCAAAGTGGAGATGTACGTAACCACTTCACTGAGGATGGGAGCGCCCGCCATGAA